TCATAGTAACAACCAATATATGATAATTTACATTTAGTTGGATTTTCCATATCAAAATATTGACCTGGAACTTCTCTTAAATATAAATATAAATCATTGTCAATTTTATAACCTTCATATCTTGATACAACCCATATAGTTTCTTGAGATATATCACCAGCTTCCCTATTTAATTTATATTCTTCATCAACTACTACTTCATAAGGTTCTCCAGTAGTTAAATCAACTCCTTGAATAAACTTAATAGGTTTTAAAGCTTTCCATTCACAATGAGTAACTCTAATTCTATCAGAAGACCTATTATCAGAAAAAACATCTTGTAAATAAAATTCTGTACCTCTACTTTGAACTTTTTCATATAAACTGTCTATATCTTCATTTGTAAGTACATCACCAAATCTATTTACAATTTCACTTACAGTTAGAAACTCATCATAAGAAGCCCATTCAGCATCTTCAATATTGTGTTCAAATTCACCACAATCAAAATATAATGGATTAATAACTTTTAATACTGGTTCTTTATTTTCTATACAAGCTCTAAAAATTTCTTTAGAAGATAGTAATCCGTGCTTCCAAGCTAAATTAAACTTATTTCTTAAATCTTCTTTTTCCTTTAGATATTCAAGAATTTGATGAGCCAATAATTCAGCAGGGTCTTGATGTTCTCTCTCCATATAAAGTTTAACTTCTCGTGGAGTTCTTGCTTGCACTTCTTGTTCAATCTCTTGATTCAATTGTTCTTCAGGAACTTGTTCATTTTGTTTTTCTTGCATTATCTGCTGTCTTATTGGAGCAGTAATTTCTTGTATAACAAAATCTCTTATTTGATTAAATTCCTCTTGTTCTTTCCTAGTAGTAGCTTCTGGATTAGTAGCTAATACTTTAAAAGAAAAAGGTCTTCTCATCTCCATTCCAATAAGTGCTTTAATTTTACCAGATACAATATCTTTATGAGTAAAATTAGCTTTTGGCTTACCAGAATCTTTACCAAATGGATAACACACAGCCTCAAAATCTTTCATATTAACCTTATTATTAAAAAGGTCATAATTAGATTTCATCCTATGTTTATCATTACCTACAAAGGTTTCATCTTCTAAGAAATCAAATATATAATTTTCAGTTCTACTACAAAAATTATTTATATTATCTTTGTACCACTGATAATCATTAGATTCCTTTTGTTTTCTTGTTAATCTACCTCCTACCATTTAAACTATTTAAATAACTTATAACTTCTTCTAATCTACTTACAGAAGAAGAGTATTCTTTTTCTAATTCTTGTTCTTGTAATTGCATCATACACATAAAGAAAGAAGACACCCTATCAAAATTACCTTTTCTATTATACATTAATAATTCTTCTATAAATCCTGGACAATCTATTTCATCTATTACAGATAAAGTATTACCAAAATCATCTTCATAACCATTAAGTAACCAATCATTAGTATATTTAATACAATCCTCTTTTATCTTATCTGTCATATGACAACCATATTTTCTATCAACCTTAGATGATTGTATAGAGTTTGATATGGCTCTATCTGGTTGTGCTGCTAAATATTTTAATGCTTTCTTTCTTTCAAAATAAGTTATTGGGTGAGTTACTTCATTTTCTACCATAACTTGTGTGTTGTATAATATAGCTAACTTTAATGCTATTTCATTAACCATATCTGAATTTTGTGGTCTTCCATAATATTCAGCAACAATTTTATATTTAGTTTTTTCTCCTCTCCAATGTCCCTTAAATACTGTTATAGCAGATAATGAAGTACCATTATTTTGTCTATAAGGGTCATAACCTATTTTATAAAAATTTTGTGGTACATTTTCACTAGGAAATTCGTATATAACTACAGCACCATTTAAATCGTTAGTTTTAGGTTTATAATTGTATATTGGATTAAGTACATTATTTAAATCTGGCTTAGCTATAACTTTTGTTTTATCTTGATTATAAACTAAAGTAACTGGTATACCTTTTTTAATATGTAAAGATTTAGCTTGTATTTTATTAAGTCTATTCCTTAGTTCTTCTATACAAACAATTTCACTATGAGAAGCCATTGAGAAAGCCTCAGCAGGACACAAAGGAAATTCTTGCATATGTCTATGAAGAAGTATTGAACTAGATGAATTTTCTAATAATCTCTTTCTTCTTGCATTTTCCCATTCTAGAGCTTTCTTAATATCAGAGTTACCTTGTTTATCATAGAAACCTTCCATATTCCAAATAACTGGATGGAAGAAACCACAAACTGTATTTTCAGCATTATCATCCCATATATTAACAAATGGCATTAAACCATAAGCTAATGGATTATAGAACATATCAGCATAATCTACAGTACCTTTTTCCATATCTCCAGATGTACCAATAATACATATCTGACCTGTAATTTTACTACCAGCAGTAAGTGAAGGTACAATAGCATTATAAGATTGTGCTAGATTATCAAAAGCACCTGCTTCTTCTAAAAGAATAAATAAAGCATCAACACCACGCATAGCATCAGCATTATCTTTAAAAGTTCTTTTAGCATCTATAACAGACTTATAACCTTTCTCAACATTAACACCATTAATCTCTTCTACATAACCAGATTTAATAAAATCTTTTTTATCTATTAATCTATTTTTAGAAAAACCAGTATGTTCATTAAAGAAGTTTAAAAAACCAAGAGTTTTTTCCATTGTTTGTTCAATAAACTTCTTTTCATAAGCACCAATAAGAGTCAATTTATTCCTTACAGTATTATATAAATTAGCTATAATAATACCATTTTTAAAAGAGTAACCTTTTCTACGTGCTTTACCTACTATAAAGTGATAACCACCATTGAGATAATCAAGATGTGGTTTTACAAATAAACCTAATCTATCTAATACATCTTGGGATATTTTATCTCTTTGACTTTTTGTTTTAATGTATTCTTCACTATCTTTAGGCAGTTTTTTTAATTTTTTATTTAGTTCTGTCCATTTAGATTTTTCTTTATCTGTACTTGGTACTTGTGTATGTTTAGAACATATACCATTTCTAGCTATTTCTAAAGACCAAAAGAAATTGTAATCACCATCCCAAAAGTCTGGAAAAGATGTAATTTTATTAGCTAATGCTTCATCTTCATCTTCATCATCTTCTCCATATTCAACTCTTTCAATTTGAGCAAAGTTTAAATAGCAATAATGATGTCCTGTTATTTTTTGACCTTCAACTTCATAACCTTCAATACATCTTCTTAACTGTTCTTTCCAATAATCTAACCATTCAGGAGTACCATAAGGAGCTTCAGTATAATAACCCTTCTCTATAAATCTTATAGCTTCCTGTCTAAATACAGAACTATCTAACCATTTACCTTTACTATCTCTAATCATACTAGTTCTCTAATGGATTAATAGCTTTATTACCTCTTGTTCTTGAAGTATCAAATAATTCTTGTTCTACTTTTTCCTTTAATGTATTTAAAGAGGTCATAATTTTTTCTACTTTTTCAACAGCAGAATAAACATCAGCTGGTTTATATACTGGCATTCCAGACTTAGTTCTTTCATTTAAATCTATACCTATTAGATACTCTCTTGTTTTCATAACTGTATCTAATGATTGTTTATACATCATATAGTTAAATGAACCTTCAGTTTGAAATTCCTCTATCTTAACTAAACATTGTTCTATAAGAATATCAGGTTTCCAATCAGGTGGAAATTTTAAAGTTTCTCTTAATTTATAAAATCTCTGTTCATCAGAATAACCAGCATAAGGATTAGTTTTTCTTTTAGATGACATTAATTCTATAAAACTAAATTCTCTAATAGCCTGAGACTTATCAGGAGAAGTGTCTCTCTCCCATATATCTCTAAAAGGAGATATAAGTAAAGTCTCAGGGTTTGGTTTAGCTATATTATTTTCTAGTACAAATAAATAAGCCATTATTTTTCTAAGCTAAGTTTTATATTTTTATTATTAATAAGTGATTTTTTATTAGCATCAAACCTATTAATATCTTCTGATTTTACTTTAGGAGCAATAACTATTTCACCTTTACTAATATAAATCATAATTAAAACTCTTTTAGTAAGCAATAAGTTACAGTTTTTTGATTACCAATAAAATCTAAAATTTTATAATAATCAGAAGTACTATTACATACTTGACAACCAGTAGACCAACCACCAATTAATCTTGTAATTATATTTCCAGGTTGATAAGTTGCTGTATGGAAATTAATACCAATAATACCTTCTCTTAATTTTCCAATTTCCTCAACTTTATCATTCTTATTCCAATCTCTATAAAACTTAATAGGAGTAGCTTGTCTTAATGCTCTCATCTTACCTCTGTGTAATCCAGGAGACCATAAAGAATAATACCACTCATTAGTTTTAATTACAGCACAACCTTCTGGATTATAAGTATTATAATTTTTTAAACCAGTAAGTCCAGCATTAGTTGTACCAGTAGTTACCATAACAAATTTTTCACCATTAAAAAGATAAAATTTATCATCAAACTCATTAAATTTATCTTCTTGTGATTGTACTCCTAATAACCAATAACCATTAGGGATTTGTTTAAAAGAAGATAAAGACTTTACTTTATCTAATAATTGTTTATCTGTATAATTTTTCATTTTATTATTGTTGCTTTAATAGTTAATGATTCAGATGTACCATCTTTATAAACTACATCTAAACTTTTATAAATCTCATATCTATTTACCTCTAGGTGCAAAGGTATTATACTAGTGTAAAGTTTAACATATAGTTTATTATTTTCATATTTTTCAATGTCTATACAACCACCACAATAACCAGTATAAAAATTAATATCTTCTGATATATCATCTGTTGATTCAAATTCAACATTAATATATTCTCTTTCTTTAACTTCACCTAAGTCTATAAGACTCTCTTTAAATTTACTCATCACCTTTATATATTTTAAATTTATCTTGTTTTAATATCCAGTATTTGTGAGTATGTTTATCCCAAATTTTCCTACCTTGTTTTAACAATTCCCACTGTAACTTAGTAAGCATATATGGATAACAAGGTTTATCACAAGCTTTATCAGCAAATTGTAATTGAGTTGTTTGACATTGACAAATTTTACATTGTCCCTCATTATAACATTGCTTATCCATAGAATTAACTCTAGTTTCAATTTGTTCTCTAATGTAAGATTTAATAAAACCTCTTAAACTAATACCTATTAGTTGTTTAGAGTAATACAAATTGTATCTAAAATTTCCTTGAAAAAAAGCTTTAATGTTCTTTAGATTTATTTTTGATTTCAATATACTCATTATAAATACCAGTTTTTTCTTTAAACTTATTTTCAGTTATTTTACCTTTATCTAATCTATTGGTAAAACTTTTAACTACTTTATTAATTCTAAATGAACTTACCTTAAAAGAACCTAAATACTGTAACCTAATATCTTTTAAATTGTTGTTATTCATAACCTCTTTTACTAACTTAAAAGGTGAATTACAAATATCGGCAAATTGCTTTAAAGATATATCAGGATATTTATCTTTTACCTGTTTATAATAATCTTGTATATCTTTATTCATTTTTAATCAATCTAAAATTATAAATTTGAACATCAGGTTCTGGTATTAATAAAGGTAATATATACAACTTATCTTCACCTAATATAAAACCTTTAATTTTTAAACTTCTAAGATAATTACCAAGACCTCCTAAAGATAGAGATAATTTTTCTTTAACTATTTTTCTACCAGTAGTAGAAAAAGGTTCATTAGCTAAATCACCTGATAGAGACATAAAAGCAGATAAAACCTCTATCTCTTTATCTGTCATTTGTATAGGTAACATAGGATTAATAATATACAAATGTTTCTTGTGATAATTATAGCTATCAAGACTAATGGATTTACTTATTATTTTCATATCTACTAATTTTATATTTGATATATTCATTATACAAATCTAAAACCTCTCTTTTTTCAAATTTATCTAAATCAGAATTTTCATCTAAAAATATTCTAATTTTTTTAAATCTGTATAAAGGTGCAATAGTATTTAAAAAATATAATGTAAATGTTTTATCTTTGTAATATTTGTACAAAGCATATCTTAACATTACACTATTATCTTTTCTAAAATCTATATCAGATTCTTCATTTCTAAAATCAATATCAAATCTTACTATTTGTTTAAGTGTTTTCATATTGCAAAAATATAAATTATTTTTAACATAACAAAAAAGCAGATAGAAAACTATCTGCTTTTTACACCAAAAGTTAATTTAAACTTTTATTTTTTTGTTTTTCTTTTTAGTTCCCAAAGGGGTGTAAAAAGTCCTCCATAGGGGTTTAACCTAAGAGCAGGAGAGCTAATTCCTACTAACATATTAACTCGTAATTTGTTTAATTTTAAATTCAGTTTTTATCTGCCCTTTTAGATTTCAAACTGAACTAATTAAATCTTAGAAAGTTTTATTAGTTATCTTTGAGACCATCTCTAATAACCCTTACTTACTAAAACAACCTTACCTTTAAGGTTACTAAAAAACTTATTAACTGTCTTTTTATTATACAGCTCTTATTTGACATATAACTTATACTCTACATGTTACAAGCACTATTTTTTTAGCTACAGTACATACTGACCAAATTTATAAGATTCTATTATTCCTATTATGTAGCCCCAAGATAGGTAGTCTTATAAATTACTGCTAATTCTATTATCCCTTTGCCTTACTTTCCTCGTGTCCTGACTTCAGTATAACCTTAATCATACCTGCCTTGTCTCCTCTATTTTAGTCCTTTTAAGGGATTCTACTGATGAATGAATTATAGAGTGGGATTCACACTGGTTTTGTTTTGCACTTGTATGGGGGTGTTTCATACAATCCTCACAACTGGGTTTAGCAGCATAGGCTTTCATTATATATCTTTTTGGAACTATGGTATCAATCCTCTTAGAAATATTGTTGTATAACCTATAAAGTTATCATCTTTTTTAAAACAGCCTCAACAATATATTACATCTAAGACTAAACTCCCATTTAAGCAGCACCTTACATATCTCTATTAATGTACAGCCTGAAATGACTTTGTTGCAGTGTCATTATTCCAAGTGCAAAATTATAAATAAAAAATTACATGGCAAAATTTTTAGAAAAAATTTTTAGAAATTTTTTGGTATAATAAAAAATCAATGAGTATTAATGAAATAAAAATGAACCCCCTACTAGTTAAAAATTTTTCTAAAAATTTTATTAGTTTTTTAAATAAAATTTTTTGTTTCTAAATGAAAGTTTGTGATACCCCCCACTAGTTAAAAAAAA